GCAAGGCTGAACTGCGTCGCACTCCACGGGTCGAAGCCAATTTCTTTCAGGCTCTCGCCAGCTACCCACAGCTGTAGCTCTTCCTTAATCTGAGCATGGTCGATTACATCCCCGTCCGTAAGGATCAGCTTGTCCATCCCGGCCCACTTACGATAGAGCTCTGCCATCTGGCGTGAACATTTCTCAAGGCGTCCTTCCGGTAGCCAGAATTTGAAATCCGCATGAACGTGGCCATCTGGCGCGCGCCAGACTTTCGCGGCCGCACAGATATCAATTTTGTTTGACAGGTCAACGCCCACCCAGGAGGGATAGGTTTTAAGTTCGTGCTGCGGGGCGATAAACTCGCATTTCTCCCATTTCATCATGTCCATCCAGGCTGACTCAGCGGTAACCCAGATATTCATGTGCTTGGTGAAAAAGTTAATTCTGGCCGAAACCTGCTCTTTCGCCTTTTTTGCCAGGCGGCGCAGGTCATCCCAGCGCTTACATATACCCAGCCCCGGATTCGCCTTCTGCCAGATTTTTTCATCAAAGGGATCGTCACCTTCATCTAAGGTGTAGATGATGGCAAAAAACGTATCGTCTTTTACCAGTCCACGCAGCACCTTGATGGCGTAATCACGCAATTCGTAGCAGATGCCTTCTTTGTTGAAACCGGCGGTGGTGATACCGAAAAGCAGCGATTGCAGACGTGCGCCGGTTGCCGTCTCCAGAACGTCCCAGACGTCACGGGTTTTGTGAGCATGCAGCTCGTCAACGATGGCACAGTGGATGTTCAGGCCGTCGAGGTTGTTCGCATCTGATGATAAAGGCTCGAATTTGGAGGCCGTTTGCTCCTGGTAGATAGCGAGCTTGTTGAATTCGAAGATCCGCCCAAGAGTGGCTTTCGCCTTCTTGACCATATTCTTCGCGTCTTCAAAAACAATTCGTGCCTGGTCACGGGTGGTTGCAGCGGAATAAACCTCCGCACCGCCCTCGCCGTCGGCACCAGCCATATAAAGCCCCACGCCGGAGCAAAGCGTTGATTTGGCATTTTTACGGGCCACCTCAACATCTGCTGTACGGAAGCGCCGAACCATTACTGGACGACCGCTGCCGTCGTTACGCAAAACGGTTTCTCCCGTTTCCTCGTTAACCAGCGGGATCACGAAACCAAAAATATTAATCAGGATGAAAACGTGCCAGTCCATTAGCTCAATAGGCTGCCCTGCCAGTGCGCCTTTTACGTGAGGTACAAAATTATAGAAATTTAGAATGTGCTGCGCGCGCGGTTCACTGAAGAAAATACCGCGCTCTTCGCCGTGTGCCAGATCGTCAAGAAAACGCTGACAGGCAAGGCGCACATACTCACAGGCAATAATTTCCCCCGCCACTACCCTCTCGGCGTAGCGGATGCCTTCTGCAACCTTAGCCATTAATCCCTCGCTTTCATAAACTCGGCCAGCGGATCAACCGCTTCAGGACCTTTTGCATTCACTTTCGATCGGCTGGCTGGAGTCATGCCGAACTCACCAAGCATGGCACGCAGACGTTTCCAGGCATCAGCTTTCATGATGGCGGCGGGGTGAGCCTTGATCAGCACATCCCCGCTCTGCGTTTCGGTCCGGTAGGTGTAGCCCTCAACTTCAAGCGTGTCGCAGTGATGCCGGTATTCGGTATAGGCCTCAACCAGCAGCTCAAGGGCTCTGGCATCAAGCTGAGACATCACACCGATAGCATCAAGCTCGTCGGCCATCCGTTTAAACCAGTATTTCCCCTGCTTGTCGAAATGCTTCGGCGTTGGGGGTACCCCTGAAGGGGGTTTTGGTTCGTTCTCATTGATCGGGCGTTTAGATGGGTTACCCCTCACCAAACGTAGATGGGTCGGGGTTTTCGGTGGTCCAGACATAATCGAAAACTCCTATTAATCATCGAGTGGGGGACCCCATAAAAAAGTTTTCTAACCTGCGGCGATGTGAAAAGAGGTTAGGCGGCGGTCCTTTAGGGTGATTCCCCTGAGGTTTTTACCCACCCTCCCCCTTTCTCATTTCAAATGAGAAATGATGTCATTTGAGTCTCTCGACCGCTGTCTTCGCTCTGTGGCAGGGCTTGCAGAGGCTTTCGAGGTTGGACAGGTCATCGGTACCCCCATTTGCTTTGGCGATGATGTGGTCCACCGTCTCAGCGGGTGTATACCTTCCATTTCGCAGGCATTCCTGACAAAGGTGTTTATCTCTGCCGAGAACGATTGGGCGCAGCCTGTCCCACTTACTGCCATAGCCTCGCTGATGCCTGCTCTGTCCCCGCTGATGCTGCTGCCAGCCTTCGTTAAGGTGCCTGTGACAATAGCCTGAGCGGTCAGTGGTCGTGCCTGGGCAGCCACGCTTGCGGCATGCTCTCGGTATTAACGCAGGCATCAGGCTAACCTCCACGCCCGGCGGCGTTCTGTACGTGGCGCTGAGTCAGGGTGACGCTCAACCGGTTCGCCGTCAGCATGGTCCACCAGCGAATAACACGGATAGATCACTGAGCCACCCCATGCATCACCCACAGCGTAATCGGCGGGCTTGCTGTTATCCCAGCGGGATAGCACGCGCTGCACATGCTTAGGCGGGACGCTATAGCAAACGCCATGAATGAGTCTCGACAGCGTGATGTAATCAGCGCGTGTCTTATCAGCCACGATTAGCCGCTCAGCAATCTGCATTTGATACTGTGGAGGCCGCCCGGTACCGAGATAAAAGCTCAGCATGTCGTCAGGGAAACGAGCCAGCCAGTCAGTTACCTTTTCGGTGAATCCCTGCACCGGCAGCGCGTCATCCTCAATTACGACAACCCGGCATGTTTGTTCTGCTGCCCACTCAAGCGCGCGGCGATGATTCCAGTTCGCGCCGTGGTTATCGTCATCAACCAGCAGATGAGCATGCAGCAGTGCAGCAAGACGTTGTGCAGGCCCTAAGCGGGTATGATGGCCGACCACCACAAACTTAATCTCTTCAGCCACCAGCGAATCTCCAATAAAAAAGCCGCACGATGGCGGCTACTGTCTGAATATCAGGGTGTTGCTCCGCTTTAACCCTGGTTAAGGTAAGCATTCAGCCCGTCAGTGGTGGGACACTGGCGCACTCTGTCGCGGGGGGATAGCTGATTACCTCCGATAAGGAAAATACCCATGAGCTCCATGTCAGAACTGGAAAAAGCAGTTGCAGATTTACAACGTGAATTAAAGATTGAAAAAGCCACCAATAAACTGGTTTTTTCTTTGATTATTGAAGCTGTTAACAAGCTGTCACCAAAACAGAATGTTGGGGACGTTCTGATGGATGTACTGAAGGAGGTTACACCGCCTGAAATTTCATCTGCCCCAGATGCTCACGAAGCGATTAAGAGAGTTGAGAAAATAATTCAGAAGAAGCAATCGCGTTCGTAACTTCCTGAATTAAATCGTCGGCGGCTCGGTGCTGAGCCGCATTCACAATCTGATCGATTACAGTTTTCGCGTGAGTTTCAGCGCGCTGCTTGTAACCTTCAAGAGTAAAGTCTGCTGTAATGTCTTCACGATAAGGTACAGTCAACATGTTTTTCTTATCGAGCTGTACTTTGACTTCACCGCCAATAGCCTCTACCGTTTTACAGTCCAGTCCCTCTGCTGAGGAGTAACCATTAATTTTGAAACTTACAGATTTTTGGGTCGGGAACTCAACCTCATACGAAATCATAAGACCTCCTGTTATTTATGGCGCCACCAGGCATTTTCTTTGCCGATGCCATCAGTTTTAAACACGGTATGCACCAGAGGGCCGGTGACCAGCCTGTCAGCGAATGACTTCGCAACAATGCCGAACGCCAGCATGTCGCCCACCGCGGCGCCAGCCTGTTCTTTCTTCCAGAACCGATAACTCTCGATCCGGTAGTAAAGACGGATGATGCCGTGAGCGAACGCCATTACATCAGCGCGGGTACCACCCAGCAGCCCAGCGTTAAGCATCACATCGTTGCGGTGCTCTTCAATGAATTCCTGATAGATGCGCTCCGGATGGTTCTGCTTTGCCCAGGTATCGGCGTAGGTCTTTGGTTCTGAACCGACATACACCTTTCCGGCTTCCATTTCTTCCCACGGCGCGCGAAGCATTTCGACATCGGTACCATCGGTACACCAGACGAACCG